GTTTTGGGGGTTACGTTTTAAGCGCCTTTTAAAACACTTTTTGCCCCTTTAAACAATTACACCCCCCATGACCATGAGAAGGATGAGAGATGCCAAGCAAAAAACAAGCATTAGCGGCTGAATATGTTGACCCGAATACCCTAGTACCATGGGAAGACAATCCGCGAGACAACGCAGGAGCGGTGAAAGATGTTCGCGCCTCAATCGAGCGTTTCGGTTTCGCTGCGCCTATTGTAGCGCGCAAAAAAGACAACATTGTCATCGCAGGCCACACGCGCCTCAAGGCAGCTCTTGAAATGGGCCTGAAGAGCGTACCGGTCCGGTTCTTAGATCTTAGCACTAAACAAGCAGAGCTTCTTTCGCTAGCCGATAATCGCCTCAATGAGCTTGCTAAATGGGACGACCAGGGCGTGGCGCACATCATACAGCGAGCTATCGCAGATCAAGACTTCGATGCTGCCGGGTTAGGCTGGGACGAGGAAGAGCTGTTCCAAATTGTTGCCGAAATAGAAGGCGAAATCGAGGAGGTTTCAATACTGCCACCAGACCCAGGCCAGGGCGGCGCTATCATGCCAGAAGCAGACGAGGGCGAGATAGCTATGTTCCCGACAAGTCACGTTCGTATGGTGCAGCTGTTTTTGAACGCAGACACAGCGCCAGTTTTTCTTGAGCGCGTAGCGTTGCTCGGTGAGCATCACATTCAAGACAACATCACCGACACGGTGTTCCATGTTGTGCAGCTAGCAGCCGAGGCACTAGAGGAATGAAGATACAGCTGCGAGGCCAAGTGCCAGCGAGCAAGGTGGCCGAGCGGTTGGGCACGTATTGCACGCCTGAGGACTATGATTTTATGTTGACAGGGCCTGCGACGGTTTACAGCGGAGCAGGGCAGCTGGTGGCGGTTTACGTGCCGAACGCTGTGCCCGAGGAGATTGCTGCTTGTGCAAAGCCACCCCTTCGTTCGCTGCGCAACCGTTCCACAGACAACCGTGGAGCGTATGCAGGGGGACGGAAGGTGCAGCAAAAAAAGGACGGCACCATTAGCCGTTCAACTAGATCACGGAACATGCGTTCTATCACCGTGGGTTTCCTGGGCCCTAGCGGGGGCCGGTTTCCATACTGCAGGCAGACACCCCTAGTTCGTGATGAGCCTGAAGCCTGGCTGCAGGTGCTGCCACTGGCGCAGCATGTAGCAGGTCTTTTCGCACAACATGTTCCCAAGCGGTACGCAGCGCAGGCCGAAAAGGCTGCAGAAACTTCGCGTGATTTCGTTATCCCCGGCACCCCATACACCACCATCACGGTGAACAACACGGACGCGGGCTGCATACACACGGACGCGGGCGACTTCAAGGCTGGGTTCGGGTGCATCTCCGTTCACAGAGAGGGCGCGTTCACTGGATACGAGCTTGTTTTCCCTGAGTACCGTTTCGCAGTTGACATGCAAGATGGTGACGTGCTGTTCTTTGACCCACACGCATATCACGGGAACACTGAGTGTGTGGCCGATGGCAAGGCTGGTGTCGATTACGAACGCATAAGCTGCGTTTATTATTACCGAACGAGGGTTGAGCTTTGCGGCACAGCTGCAGAGGAACACGCGAAAGCGAAAAACAGAGGTTCGTTGAAATGATTCCCCTGGGACGTTACAGCCATTTGATGGGTGAAAACGAGGTCACTGCATTGACTGCAGGCATGGACTTCCGTATGCCGCGCTACAGGCGAGAAGTGTTCCATCGCTTTTACGAGTTCCACCTAAAATACCGCGCTCACCCTGGCTGCGTGTACTACCTTTTCCCATACTTGCGTGACAGGTTCGGGTGGGATGCTGAGGCTTGTTTGTGGTTTGCTTTCTTAAATGGGAACACGCAAAACCCCTGCACTTCCTACGCAATCGCGCAGCGCTACCCAGATGTCCACACGTTGGACGAGACAGAGCTGGCTGCTGCATGGCCGACACTAGCGCCGACCATGCGTTTTGATACAGATCGCCGTTATTTCAGGGTGAAGTTTATGCAGGCGGTTTCATGCTATCGCCGATTGCTTAAGGGGCAAAGCCAAGTAGAGTTTTTCAAACGCGTAGCACCATCTGAAGACCCGTATATTAATTTCAGAAAGCTTTGGCCTATAGTGACGAAACGCTTTGCCTACTTCGGAAGGCTTTCTGCGTTTTCATACCTAGAATACCTCAGCATTATGGGCGTGAACGTGCAGTGTGACCGATTGTTTCTGGAGGACATAAGTGGCAGCAGGTCTCACAGAAATGGAATATGCAAGGTGCTCGGGCGTGATGATTTAGATTGGCATGAAACCAACCCCACGTTCACAGGCAAATATTCAAAGGAAATGATTCAGTGGTTAACCTACGAGGGGCAGGTCTTGCTAGAGGAAGCGCAGCAGCGCGCAAAGGGCAAGCCATGGGAAAAGGACGTAGGTTATTTCACTATGGAGTCCGCGCTGTGTACATACAAGAGCTGGCACAGGCCGAACCGGCGATACCCGAATGTCTACAATGACATGTTGCACGACCGCATCAAGCAAGCAGAAACAGACCACCCTGGCGAACTAGAGGTGTTTTGGGAAGCAAGGAAAAGCGAGTTACCTGAACAGCTGCGATTAGAAGTGACTAATGATTGTGGTTTGAAGCCACCAAAACAAAACCACTATCGCGAGACAGGTCAAGTGATTATGATGGACCTTGATTGGTCCTGTTTTGCTAATGATTTTAATGGAGGCCGTTGATGCCTACAATTTTGTGGATAGTCGGTGAACCAGGCCTCGGGAAAACCACAGCTGCGCGACAGTTCGTTGAAAAGGAGTCCTACCTGGTTGAAGCGCCGAAATGGACGTGCGGGCCCTTCGTTGCTTTAGCGGGCCATTACCGCAACCACACTTTCGACGGCGCAGACCGCGTGCCATATAACGGCGTTCAAGATTGCTTGCATTTTTGGGAAGCACGCTTGTCAAACCATGCTCTCACCATCTACGACGGAGACAGGTTTTCAAATCAAAATGTGCGCACCTGGTATTCAACTAACTACCCAGCAGTTCGGCAGCGTTGCGTATTGTTTGCAGCGCCACCTGAAATCGGTCAACAGCGTAGAACAGCAAGGAACACAGATCAAAACCAATCGTGGGTGAAAGGCCGCATCACGAAATCACGGCGGTTTTTTGAAACTTTTGAAGAGGGTGACAGGGTTGAAATATGCGCGCAACAAAACCCTGACGCGGTCTTAGGCGCGATACGATCCTGGTTAGATGCTTGAGCGGTAAAGGCAAACAGACTAAGCCAGCGACAGAGGCTAAACAGGAACGACAGCGTTTCATTGCTGGGCTATATCGGAAAGGGATACCTCGGTCTGAGATTTACAGAGTAGTCACGGCAAAGTTCGCGGTCACACCACAAACAGTTCGCAAAGATGTGAAGGCCTTAGGGCTAGCGGTGCAGAGATACTATCAAGAGGAAGAGGTGCTGCAGGCCGAAATCGGTGCAGCGGTCGACCGCTTAAAGCAGCGAGCACAACGCGATGACGCAGCTGGAAACAGAGCTGATGAATTGCTTCTTAACTTGTACGGGATGCGCTCGCTGGCGAAATACGAGTCTGGGTTACGAAAGCAAAAGGCGCGCATTGAAGAAGCGCGGGCACAGCTGCTTGAGGCTAAGGCTAGCGCGGCGCGCTTAGAAATAGACCAAATGGGACAAGCGGTTGAGCGCGACAACAGGCTGGCGAACGGCATGCAGGATACTTTGAGCCGCATCAAGGACCAGCGGGCCGCAAGCGTGAAAGACATACTTGAGCTGACTTGCCTGTTCCTAGAGCAGGAAATCGCTAAAGGCGTCAACGCAGACACGCGACAAATTTTGTCTTCGCTGCGCCACCTAACTCAAATCAGTCTAGCAGACCCAAGCGCAGCTGGAGCTGAACACCAGCTGTTTTCCTTGCCAGAGGGAATGCGATGGGAAGAAACGCCACAGCCAGACGATGGCGACGATCTGGTGGCAGAATGAGCAGCGGGCCAAGCCGCGCGACACGGGCAGACGTCACGTCCAATAGTGCGCTGCCTGGTGGTGAGCGCTCTTTAAGTTGGGCACAGTTTCGCGATGAAGTAGGCAAAGAACAAAATCGAGCGCGAGCGCTGCAGTTGATTTCAAGTGCTACAGGCTATGTCCCGCTTCCGCACCAGCTGCGGTTCCATTTGTCGCCAGCGCGCCACCGCTTGCTCGTTTCTGGCGTTGGTGCAGGGAAAACGCTTGCAAGTGTAGTTCAGATGATGCTCGCCATAATCATGAACCCTGGTTGTTCGGCAGCTTTCGTTTCGCCTACATTTGACTCCGTGCAAAATATCATCCTTCCCGAGTGGTTGCGTTTGTGCGATGGGATGGCACGCATGGGAACGCCACTCATGCGGAAATATCACCGTAGCATGGCGAAGGCAGACTTAGTCGGTGGCGGTATGCTGCTTTTCAGAAGCTTTGATCGCGTAGACAACCTGCGCGGATTCACATTCTGTGCAGTCAACATCGACGAATCCGAAGTGAGCATGCGCCCTGAATACGTGTTCCGCACATTGAATGACCGCGTTCGCGACCCCTTGGCGCAGACACTTGAGGTGAATGTTACAACGACACCGAAAGGCCTGCGCGGTGTTCCCCGCATGTTCGTTGAGCAACGCGCCACACCAGCCAAGCCTGATTGGTGGGCAGGCCGAGCGACTTCTATGCAAAACCCACACCTTCCTGACAGCTTCGTCGCTGCGTTGAAACAGGGCCACTCTAAGCGCTCATATCAACAGGAAGTTCTCGGTCAAATTTTAAGGCCGTCAAACATCATTTTTCCAGAGGTGACACGAGAACGCCACAGCATTCCATGGACTTACGACCCCTCTTTGCCATACGTGCTCGCGTGCGACTTCGGTTATTCAAACCCCTACTATGGCTGGGCGCAAATGCTACCCGATGGCACAGCTGTCATTTTCGATGAATGGTGCGAAAACGAAGTGCCAGAAACAATGCAAAAACAAATCGTCACGGAAAAGTGCAGAGCTTTGAAGAAAGAACCCGCGCACATTTGCGGAGACCGCGCTGTGAAACAAATGCTGTCTTGGATGATGTACAAGTTCCCCTCAGCGTTTGTGCACCGCATGCGCACCCGCAAAGAGCAGCAGGTGATCGCAGGCCTTGAAGCTATGCGTGCTTTATTCGACCCCATGGAAGAGTCACCGAAATTGCTAATCGCTGATCGCCTTTGGGATAGCGACAACCCTAGAGGGATTGTCAAATCATTGGGCATGTACCGTTGGAAAGTAAACCGCGAAGGATTAATTACCGACGAGCCCTATAAAGACAACCAGAGCGACCATTCTATCGATAGCTGGAGGTACGCTTGTCGCGCTGTATTTTCTGAGCATGACAAGTCTGCTGCATATCTGCTAAGGTCCGGGGACCATGCTGATAACTTTGCGAAAAGGCACCGTCACCGTCGAAGATAAGACTGACTGGTCCAATAAAACCGAAGCCCTGTACCACTACTTGCGACGGGACCACCGGGTCACGCTTGACGTTTTGCAGGACATGTTTCCTGACACCTGGGACCAGCGCACTATTCGCGTCGTTCCGTTTGTGCAGCGTTTAGCGCGCAGCCTGGCGACGCTATACCAGCGCAGGCCAACGCGTGAGTTCCTAGTGAACGGCGTGCCACCTGAAGCTTTGAACCGCGCTGCCGATTCTATGTACAAAATGATCGGATTTGACGATAAGATGCAATCCGTACATGAGCAGCTAGTCGCAATGAATAACGCGACGCTGTGGGTATGGCCAGACAATCGTGGCGGCGTGCGTCTAATGTGCATCCCAGTTCACGATCAAGAGTTCAAGCTCGCTGTGCCATATGGTGACGACGTTGAAGATTTAGAGGCTGCATGGGTACAGCTGCCAATCGCAAAAGACCCAGCCTCGGGAATCGTTACGCACGGCATCGCTAAAATCACGAAGGACACTGCTGTTTGGGAAGATGGCCCGAAGGGCATGATAGGGCAGCCTTTGTGGGGCGACTCACCAGTAAACCCACTAGGCCGCGTTCCTGTCGTCATGTTGCGTGGCTCAGAGCCCTCGCCTGGTGAATGGTTTGCACCAGTGCCGCAGGATTTGTTGTACGCACAGCTCGCGCTTGATTTAACCTACACGGACATCGGTCACATCGCTAGTCTCCAAGGTTACGGCCAACCAGTCATCACAGGTGTCGGCGCGGCTGCAGCCACAGAGCTGAAGCTCGGGCCGGAGTCGGTCATAGGCTTGCCAGACCCAGAGATGAGTTTCGATTTCCGCCACGGGAACCCACCGCTCGCCGAATACCAACAAGCGGCCGACCAATACCTGCGGAGCGTTCTCGCTTTCGTCGGTGTGAACCCTGACGTCTTTTTGAAAACTTCAGGCGCGATTTCTTCCGTGGCGAAACGAATGGACATGCATGAGCGTGACATAGAGCGCGCACGTCACGCTAAGATGTTCGAGAAAGCGGAACAGCAAGCATGGGATTTGATACGCTTGTGGAGTAATGAGCTACGCGGTGCAGGCGCTAGTGTTTACCCGGAAACTGAGGTGCGCGTATCGTATCACCAGGCGGACCCACCTATGGATGAGCTGCACCGCGAACAAGCGGTACGCATGGCGCTCGATGCTGGTCTTACATCTCCAGCGAAAGAGCTGGCACGTCGCGAAGGCATACCGGAACGCGAAGCGAAAATGCAGGTGCAAGAAAACCTGCGAGCATGGCAACAAATGCAAGCGATAGTCGCGCCGGATTCGCGTGTGACACAGGGGCGGGCACCTACGACAGAGGGGATCGCAGAGATTCCCAAAAAGCCGGGCCAAGTGGCCTAATGATTGACATGCGCGTCAAAGTCAAGTGGATTCCGCGCAGTCTAGGAAATCGGCCAGAGTGGGACAAAGAAGCGATGAAACGTGCTGCTCCGTTGATCAACGTGGTCCGGATGCTTGCAGCTGAGGTGCGTGCTCGCGTGGTGTCTGAAAGCCGCGACGCAAACGGTAAGAAGTTCAGCACGTATGCTGACCGGCGAAAAAAGAATTACATTTTTTGGGTAGACAGAACAAAACCACAACCGGCGAAAGGGCGTATACGCGGGCCGCTGCCACGGACTGGGACGGTAGGCTATGCCAGCTCGTTGAGATACCATTATGAGTTGACAGGCGCGTCGGCGAAGAATTTTTGGCTGACCGGCGAGATGTGGAAAAGCTTGCGCGTGCGCGCAATGACGCCAGAGCATATCATCGTCGCGTTCTATGGCAGCTCAGAAGGGTGGTTCAAAAAAGGGCCTAAGGGCCGGAAGACACGGAACGCTGATAAAGCGTTCTACGCAGCACGCAGGGAGCGTCTAGGACTTCTGTGGATTTCTGATGCTGAGGCCGAGAAGGTTTACAAATTCATTGAAGAGTCGTACGATGCGAAACTTTCTGCGTTAATTAGGGAAACGGATAACTCATTTAAGATCACCCGAACCCAGGGTAGAATCAAGCGCTCGATACAGCGCGCCGAGCGGAAGCTCGTCAAATACAAAAATTTGAAGTAAGGGAAACCAATGGTTGATAAGAAAAAAAAAGCACCAGCCAAGAAAAAAGCACCAGCCAAAAAGAAAGAGCTAGTCATGCCGGAAAACCCGAAAAACACGGGGGCAGTAGTCAGGACGATTGCTTGCGACAAAGCGCAGGCAGCGGTGCTGGTCAAGAAATACGGTTTTGTCGCAGAGTTAAAGAGTTCGGGCGAATACGTGTGCACGGCTGATCTCTGCGCTAACGCGAAATATGAGGCAGGCAATGCGTGACGAGTTACCTACTGACGGCGGAACCTTGACCATTGAAGGCAACCTGGCCGAGCCAGCTGCAGACGCGGCCCCGGCACCAGCGCCGGTCGAGCCATGGGTGAAAACAGAAACTTCCGCACCAGCTGCGACTGTTAACCCTGAACCAGCTGCGCAAATCGTAGCGCCACAATTGACGCCAGACGTGCCGAAACCTGAGGCGCCTGAACCACAGCCTGCACCGAAGGAAGAACCGCGCAACGCGGAGGACTTGCTCCGTGAGCAGCTGCAAATGGCGCAGGATGAGCGCGCACGATTGAAAGGATTAGTTGATAGGCAGCTTGAGCGCGAGCGCTTAGTCTATTTACGAAACATCGGCGCGAAGTTAGATATGCCTGACAGCGATTTGTTAGCGCTAGCACCAAGCGTTGACACGACGACAGCAGAAGGGCGCGCAACGATTGACCAATGGCGACAGCAGTCAGCGATCTATTTCAACGCAAGACAAATGCAAACAGCACCAGACCCTTCAGAAATCGTAAAGGGTTTCAAAGAATCAAAGCACGGGACTTTCACCCAAGAAACGGCTTTGAAGATTTTGCAGAAAATGACAGGAAGTGAGCAATGAGCAACCAACGCGGAAACAAAAAAAACACAGAGCTTTCAGTCGATGAACTCCGTGCGCGTGCCGTAGCGCAGCTGAGCTCGTACATAACAGAAAATGACAGAATCGAAGAGTTCGGTGTCGGTCATTGGTTCAAGCCACAAGGTTTTGAGGATTGGCACTTTGTTCGCTTCGACAACCGTCTAGGTTTCCACAAGCAAACAGCAGCGACGATGCAATCGCAAGGTTATCAAATCGCACCGAAAGGAACACGTCTTGTAGGCTTCGAGGAAGAGACCGAACACAACCTGTATTTGTGCGCGCCACCCGAAATCTTCCTAGCATTACGTGAACGAAAACGTGAGGCAAAATTGCAGCGGGCCCGCATGATAAATGACTCTTTCGGTGGGCACATCGGGGGAATTGAAAACATCGCGGGCGCTGGTGCTGTCACTGTAAATCAGCGTGAATTTACCGAGCCAGCGCCGGGCAAACGGTAGGTTTTTTCGCTTCAAAAAACCGCTTCACTGCGATCGGTTTTCTCCTGAAGGAAGGTCGGTGATGCACTACCAGCGGTCACACCCCTTTCGGACGAATTAGGATGAGTTCTGTTCCTTTTAGGACATTTTTGAAAAAAGCCGTTTTTTGACCATGACAAGCCTTTTTTCGGCTGTTAATATGGGCATCGAACTCAAGGAGATTTCCGCAAATGGCACTGACCACAAGCAACGTCAAACAAACATCCGTATCCCGATTTTTCGAAGGCCTTTCGGCTGTTCCTGACAAATGGCGGAAAGTAGTCGATTTCCGAAACACAGACACGGCTTCGCTGAGAATCGCGTCATTAACTGGTATCGGCGATGTCCCTACCTGGGACGGTGGTGGAGCCACGCCAGACGCAGGAATCACAGCAGCAGCAATTGATTCAACTGGCGCATCTACTTTGACTTATCAAGGTTACGCAGTGCAGGTGAAGTTGAATAAGTACGATATTAAGGACATTCCTGAAATCACAGCTTTGACTGCACAGAAGCTCGGCCAAGCCGTAGCTGAAAAATATCGAAAATTAGCGTTCACGCAGCTTGCAGGTTTCACCTCCACAGCAGCTGGTTTCGCTACAGCTGACGGAAAGGCCCTCGCGGCTAACGATCACACAATGACGTCCGGCACGCGTGACAATCTTTTGACGACTGCCTTGAGCCGCACAGCAATCATGGCCGCTATCAAGCAGCTTCGCCAGTTCAAAAATTATCAACAGCAGTTCACTAGCTTCGCGGACGGAGCCTTGCTCCTTGTAGTCCCGCCAGAGCTTGAGCAGACGGCAATCGAAATTATCCATTCTGGATTCAGCGGTGGTGTTGATAGCAACGCCTCCACCATGCAGATGAACGCGGTTTCCATGTTCAATATTGAAATCGTGGTGGATCCATATATGAGCGATGCGAATGACTGGGTGCTTATGACTGCGGACAACGCAAACAGCCCGATCAAGTTCTGGGAGCGCAGCTCTCCAGACTTCTCGCTCACCGAAATCAAGCAGGACACTAGACAGCTCCTCATGACTGTGGACTTCGCCGTTGCGACAGCTAACGGACCTCAGCCTGATGGATTCATCGGAGGAGCGGTGAGCTAATGTGGCTCAGGAACTTCTTGAAGATCAAGGGGCAACGCTTGTCCTTTTCCCACAGGGATTAGAATCTCGTCCGGCTTCCGCGACAGTGTCGTTCAGGAAGCCGGGCGATACCTCTTCCCTTTCTTCGGGTTCTGCAGCGCTCGCAGCAGCTCACTCCTCAGGCGCTTGGACAGTCGCTACTGTAACGAGCCAAACGGTTTTCACAGTCAGCTCTGCGACTAATCTTTCGCAAGGCTCATACATATGGCTTGAGGCTTCTGATGGGTGGCAGGGCCCGGTTCAAATATCTGAGCTTTCAGGCACTACTGTCACGCTTGAAAGCGCCCCGCCTGGTACAATCGCAAGCAGCGATAAGCTGTACGCGTACGAGCTACGCTATAGCCTGACGGCTGCAGACACTGCAAATCGCGGTCTGAATTACAAAGCGTTGTGGACGGTCACCGACAATGACGGAACGGTGACTGTACACCAACAGATCGCCCACGTGGTGAGAACACAGTTCTATCCAGCCTGTACTGCAGCATCGGCTGCTCGTTACATACTCGCGCAATACCCAGGGATGGGCGGTCAGTTCACAGCTGGCCACTATGAAGAAATCGCTAAACGCGCCTCCGAGCGCGTGAGGTCGAGAATTCAGGGCGCTGGTGCTTACCCACATTTGATCGGCGACCCCTCTGTATTTCAGGTTGACGTTGGCGTGCATTCGTTACGCCTTGAGCTAGCGCGAGAGGGGTTGTACCCACCAGGCTTTGATCCTTCCGCATATATTTCCGACCAAGAGCGCGCCCTGGAGCGTAGCATCCATGACGCCCTACGGGCTATGCAATGGATTGATTCAGATGACGACGGCGTTGTAGGACACGGAGAGGTGCGCACGACTTTCTCAGTGCCTGCAGTGCGAGCTACGCCAGGGCGCGCTTTTTTTGATAAGCGTAGTTTGGGAAGCTGATGAGGGCGAGTGAAGTACGATCCAAAATTATCGCCGCGATTGAGGCTGCTTCGGTGGACGACCAGGCGAGTTCGGTTGACGTGTTCACTCATGTCGCTATCGGCACGCGTGAAATCCGTTCAGCGCGTGATCGTTTATTTACGGTCACACTTTCGACCGTGCCTGTTAGGTCTGGGACTATGTTCCCGACAGACCTATACCAGACTGGATATGACGTCACGCTCATGTATGCAGACAGCCCAGCAATTGAAGACCGCATCGCGCAAGATGTCGAGCGCGTCTCTCGCGCCTTGGATACACTGGCAATGGATAACACTGATCTTTGCAAAATTACCCTGTTCGGGGGACCAGTTTCAGAATTTGATGGCCTGGTGACCGGGACAATAACCTGTTCAATCGTGTATAAGTTAGACAGCACAGTCTAGGAGTTCGCAAAATGGCATTTTCAGAATCAAGAATCGGTCGCATCTACGTGAAAGAACAGGGCGCATGGGGAACACCTGCATCAGGTTTTGCTGCAGCAAACTCGGTTGAGTGCGAGGTAACCTACCCAGAACTCACGCAGGAAGCACTAGTCACTGACACAGTTCGCGGCGCTTTCCATTCTGCGCCTGTCACAGCTGGCGCGAAGGTGGGCACGTCCTCTTGGATTATGGGCCCAACCCCGTCGAGATCTCCCGAGCTTGGGGAGTCGGATTCGAACGCGTTGCCGGACGGAATGC